CAGGCGTTCGGCATGGACCGCACCGGCCTGGGCTTGCCGATCTTCCAGTACGCCAAGGACGACCCTCGCTCGGACAACTACCTGCGGCGTGCCATCAAGGGCTACAACTTCTCGGAGAAGATCCCGGTCTCCATCGAGCCCCTGGAGAACGAGGACGACTGGACTGAGCCGCTGGACCGGGCCCTCATGGGCAACGTCTTGGAGTACAGCTCTGACACCCTGCGACTGCTGGTCGACCAGGGTCGGATCCGGCTGCCGTGGGACATCGACATGCTGCGCGAATTCCAGGGCCAGGCGTACTACATCACTCGGTCCAGCACGAACCCCTACGGCAAGAAGGAGTTCAACAAGGGCAAGTTCCACGCCCTGGATGCCGCGCGCATGGCGGTGCTGGCCTATGTCCAGGCCCCCATCGAGGAACAGCTCGCCGTGGGGCAGGACCGCGAGGCAGTGCTGCTGACGTGGCTGGATGACTCCCCCATGAGCATGGGGCCCATGGACTTTGCGTACTGATCATGTGTTGGCTCGCTGGGCTGTTCGGCTTCGGCGTGATCTTGGGATGGGAAAAGGAATCGAAATGGATCAAGAACCAATCGCCGCAGAGCCTGGATCAGTCCCCACAATCGTTCCGCCGCCCGCATTTGATCCTCCTGCTCCGGTCTCTCCCACGCAGCCTGAGCGAGCCCCGGAGCAGGTGCTCATCAGCGACGAAGACCTCAGCAGCATGGTCGAGATCAAAGAGGCCAAGATCGAGCGCGCTCACGCAGCCGTCGTCAAGGCTCAGGCCGTCCTCGACCAGGAGCAGAAGTCTCTCGCTGCGTTGAAGTCAGCGCGTGAGCGGATCCAGGCGGGCGGCAGCGTGGTGATCTCGCTCCACAGCTAGGGCGTGTCGCGCGGGCGATCGGCCCTCGACGGATTTCGCTGTCCATCTGGATTGCCGTCTGTCCGAGGGAGTAACCGTGACCGTGCTGCGGATGGAGTCGACTCCACCTAACGACTCCTTACCTGACGCTAAGCCGTCGTTAGGTGGAGCTTTGGCGCAGCGTCAGAACATCGCCATCACCGGCCTCGGCACCTTGGCGGAGGTTCGCAAAGAGATCGACGACGTTCTCGCCGACATGCGCAACTTCCACCAGGCCGAGCCCGACATGGTGATGGAGGCCGTGAGCGCACACGGCACCAGGCTGCTGGAAATCATCATCCAGATCGGCCGCGTAGAGGTCGTGCACCGCGAGTGGAAGCCCGTGCGCGAGGAAGCCGATCGCGTGCTGGGTGAGTTGAAGTTCGCCTTCCAAGTGGCTAGCCGTCTGGTTGCCATCCGAGGTCTTGATCAAGAGTTCATGCGAGGGCAGCCAGGGTGAGCGCACGGGTTCAGCGGTTCTTCCAGGACACCGGTTCCACGGTGGGTCACCCGACCCCCGGCACCGTCAGCTACATCAACGAGAGCGGCGAGCCGGAGGAGGTCACCTCCGACTGGCTGGATCGCGGCCGCACTTCGGACGGGCGTCCAATTCGGGATGAGATCGCCCAGGCCATCGACACCTGGTCACGTGGGCTCGGTGCTGGCCTTGGTGGGCCCAACAACGCTGCTGGCACGCTGTTCTTCCGCAACCGCTACAGCCTGACGCTCAACGTCTACGACCAGATGCTCCAGTGCCAAGACGCGGTGGAATTCGACGAGATCCTGTCCTCTACCTGTGACGCCACCGAGGGCCTGGCCTTCACCAAGATGTCGTTCGAGTGCACCGACGACGACCAGGAGGATGTCTGGAACCAGCTCGCCGCCGACATCGACCTGGACTCGCGGATGCGCGAGATGTGGCGCGAGATGTTCAAGGTCAGCCAGTTCTACGTGGCCATCGACTGGGGCGAGAAGATCTACAAGGTCCGCAACAAGACGGTGCCCGCGCCCGACCCGGACGACTACGACCTCACGGTCAACACCCCGGACATGCCCAAGGTCCCCGGCGCGGAAGACCTGCACCCGACCGGCGTGCCGATGCCGGGGCCGAAGAAGCGCGCTCGTCGCAAGCAGTTCGCCGTCACGGTGCCCAAGGCGCTGTCGATCCTGGACCCGACCAAGGTGCTGCCGGTCGGCCAGCTCATGTTCGGCCGCGAGCGGTTCTGCTACATCGCCTCTCTCCAGGAGCACGAGGCGTTCCTTCGAGCGTTCCGAGGGATTGCGCCAGACCCGCTGGCACTCGCCCTGTTCGAGGGCCAGTACAACCCGACCGATCAGGAGCGGCATCAGCTCTCGCAGGCGCACCTCGGCCCGGCCAACGCGACCTATCTGTGGCTGTTCAAGCAGGACTGCATTTTCCGGCACACCGAGACGCGGGCCCAGTACGAGCGCTTCGCGGCGCTGCGGCTCAAGAGCGTGCTGCCGATCCTGGACATCAAGGCCCACCTGCGGGCGAGCGACCGGGCCACGCTGATCGGCGCGACCAACTTCATCGTGGTGCTCAAGCGCGGTAGCGAGAAGTTCCCGGCTCGTGCCAGCGAAGTCGAGCAGCTCCGCGAGCAGGCTCGCGTGGTCGCGCGTATGCCGATCCTGGTCGGCGATCACCGGCTGTCGGTCGAGATCATCACGCCGAAGACCGACTTCGTGCTCGATTCCAAGCGGTACGACATGTTGGACGAGCGTCTGATTATGCGGGGGCTGCACACCTTCCGCACCGGTGGCCGCACCGCTGGAGCTTCTGATACCCAGGTCATCGAGTCCGAGGTGATTGCCCGAGGGATCGAGTCACGTCGCCACGAGATGAGCCGGACCCTGGAGGACCAACTCTGGCGGCTCACCATCGACAAGAATCCGACGGTTTTCACGGAGACCCCGAAGCTCAGCTTCCACCCGAAGCGCGTGATCATTGCGATCAACGCCGACGTGGTGAACGCGATCCTCAAGCTGCGTGATCGGGGCGACATCTCGCGTCAGACCAGCCTGGAGGAGTTCCAGTACGACCAGGAGACGGAGTTCATCCGCCGTCGCCGCGAGAAGGGCATGGACAAGACCTTCCAGTCCTCGGTGCCGTTCTCCTCGCCCGACTCCAACCCCTTCACGGCGGGTACCCAGGGTGGCCGTCCTCCGGGGTCGGCGGATCCGGGTGCTCCCGCGCCACCACCGACGAATTCAGGCGCGTAGCCAATTTCGCCGACCGCCTTTCCGATAGGAGACTCCATGAACGACGCAGCTTCGGTTCCCTCGGTCGACCCGCCTCTCATGCGGCCAGTCAGCTCGCTGTTCGCTGCGGTGCCCAAGTGGTGGAACGAGCGTCGCAAGATCGTTCGCATCACCGGCGACGGCCTTACCGGCTTCAAGTCCGAGGTCGTGAAGGACTTCGACCAGCTTTACGGCGACGAGAAGTCGGTACTGGAGCGCGCTCTCCAGGAGCTGGCCGACGCCGATGACACGCCTCAGGAGCAGGAATACCTGATGCAGGCGTGGACCGCGATGGCCATGTACCTGGCCAACTCCGACGACGAGGACAAAGCCGCTGCCATCGCCGTCCTCCAGGCCATCGGCGCGATGATCAACGACCCCGACAACGAGATGACGGGTGCCAACCCGACTCAGCCGGGCGCGTTCAACTTCTCGCGGCGCAGCGGCAAGGTCGATGGCTCATCGCTGGGCTGCCCCCAGTGTGACCGCGCCTTCGCCACCACGGACGGCATGTCCAACCACATCAAGACCGTGCACAGCCCTACTCCTGGAGAGAAGTGACCATGGCCAGCACTCCCTTACCCAAGAAGTACGAGCCGTCGCCGAACAACCCGGTGCCGCAAAAGGACGGGCAGCCGAATCACCCGATGAAGGACGGCCAGCCGAACTCGCCCAAGAAGAACCAGTAGGCCCATGCCTGAGAACAACGACGTGCGGTCGATCTATCCGCCGATGCCCACGACGGACCCGCTGTTGACCAACGTCAACATGCGGGCGATGCCCGGTCACGAGGACTACTTCGTGAGCGGTCCGTCCGGCGAGCAGGCTGATGGTTCGGACTCGCCCATGAACCCGTCGGTCGCACCGACCGAGCACCCCGAGGTCGAGAAGACGCCAGCGGTCCGGTCTCTCTCCAGGCCGACCGACATCAAAGCCGTAGCAGAAGGCGACAACCTCAAGCTCTCGGCCACGGCGGTTTCCGGCGAGGACACCAAGAAGATCGTTTTCCACGTCGACGGCAAGCAGGCCGCTGTGCTCGACACCGAGGGTGGCGATGTCGAGGTCACCGTTCCCGCCGCACCTGGAGAGCACGAGGTGCGGGCCTTTGCCTTCACCGGCGAGAAGTCCGGCCCGTGGTCGGAGTCTGTGAGCGTCACGGTCTGATGGACACCCTGCTCATCGAGCGAAACGGTCGCCTGTTCCTCACCAACTCAGCCCGCGTCGTGCGGGCCCGCGAGGACGTGAACGACGACATGGCGGCCGCTGCGAATTTCGAGGTCGAGAAGTCCAACCCCTTCATCAAGTGGGTCGTCGGCGATTTTGTCGAAGCCGACAATCCGAACCAGAACACGCAGTATTGGACGAAAGACGACCTCTCGATGGGCGAGTATTCCATCAAGTACGCGCCGCTCAACATGCTCCACAAGCAGCAGACGCCGGTCGGATTTTTCGCCTCAACGCGACCGATCGAACTCAAGCGCGACTCGGCCGCCAAGGGTGGCAGCATGAAGATCGAGGCGCTGTCGGGAATGTGGTCGCACCTGTTCCCCTTCGAGGCCGCGCTCGTAGATCAGGCTGACGATCTGGGTTCGCTGTTCTATTCGATGGAGTGCCGGGGCACCCATCTGCGATGCGAAGGACCCGACGGATGCGGCGGGGAATTCGACTACTCAGCGGTCGAGACGCACTGCGCGCACCTAAAAGAGCGCGCATCCATTCGTCACATCGTGAACCCCACTTTCCGGGGTGGAGCGTTGATCATTCCTCCAGTCAAGCCGGGCTGGAACAACGCCCACGCATCGGTCATCAGCCAGGCTGTGCGTGAAGAAGCTTCCCGCTACGCCGAGCAAACCGAGTCCGCGTACAGCCAGATGCTGGCGGCCGGAAGTGACCTCTCACCAGGGGCGTGGGAGCACTTGATGGCCTCCGTCGTGGCCCTCGCCGAACGCTGATTAAAACGCGGGGCTGCGATCGGCCGAAGCGTTTTCACGTGAGGGAGGGATCTACGTGCTGACCGGACTCGACATCCACGATGCGTTGCTCGTCAACGCACCGAGCGGTGCTCGCCATGATTCAGACGTGTGTCCTTTCTGCACCGATTGGGCGCTAACTGAGTCAGGAACACCCTCCGGGTTCGCCCGCCTCGACTCTGCGGCACAGCTAGCTCCGTACGGCGACATCGAATATGCGGACCCTGGCTTCCAGTCAGACGGTGTGAAGCGGTACCCGCTTGACACCCCGGCCCACACCCAAGCGGCGTGGACCTTTATCCACCAGGCATCAGTCGCCGACAAGTACGCGGACGACGACCTCACCAAAATTCGCGTCGCTGTCGCCAAGGCGATGGAGAAGCACCAGAACGTCGCGGATGAGGACGAGATCAAAAAGACGAAGGCTCTTGCCGAAGCCAAGAACGCCGGAAAGCCGGTGCCTGGCCAAGCAAAGCCGGGGGGTTCCTCGGGATCACCCAGCAAGCCGTCGTCAGGTGCCAAGCCTGATCGAGCATCGGAAGGAGGGAACCCCCACATGGACGACAAGGACATGATCTCCAAGGAGACTCACGACGCGCTGCTCGACAAGGCAGTCCGGGACGCGCAAGCGGCCTGGGAGACCGAGAAGGCAGCACTGACGACGAAGGTCTCTGAGCTGACTCCGCAGGTCGAGAGTCTGACCACGGAGGTCTCCAGCCTCAAGTCCGAAAACGAGCGTCTGAACGGCGAGCTGGACACTGCCCAGGTCAGCCTCAAGACGGCCACCGACGAGGTGGCTCAGCTCCGTTCGGATATCGCTGCTGCGGCCGACAAGGCACAGCGCGATGAGGTGGCCAGCACGCGAGTTTCGCAGGTCAAGGAACTCGGTCTGTTCACCGAGGAGTACATCAGCGAGAAGGCCAGCAAGTGGTCCGAAATGGACGACGAAGCGTGGGCGGATCGCGTCGAGGAGTGGAGCAAGCTCAAGGCTTCCGCTCCCGCCACCACCACCACCACCGACACGGCGTCGGCGATGACCGGGACTCGTGACGCAGGGACGGGCCACCAGCCTTCCGCGCGCCGCCAGGTGCTCGGCCTCGCTCCGGCTCCGGCTGAGTCGGCCTGATCAGGGAGAGGAGGATAGTCAATGGCTTACACCCGTAACTTCGGTTTCCGCTCCTTCGAGAACCTCATTCGAGATGGACGGAACCAGGTCCCGGCGACCGGCAGCCCGTACCTGATTGGGACGGCCGTCGTCGTCGATTCGACCAATACGCTGGTGCGTCCCTCGGACAGCGCGAATCCGACCGTCCTGTCGGGCGTCGTGGTCTTCGAGCACATCCAGTACCAAGGCACGGACCCGTTCCTGGCTTCGCCGAACGACTTTCCGTACACCGTCGTTCCGCTTGGGCGCTTCGCCCAGATGGTGCACGGCCGAGGCGCGAAGGTCTACTTCAAGAACACCGCTGACCAGCCGCTCTACGACGGGCGAGTCATCGCCGGTCAGACCATCGTCGCCGGTCTCGGCGGGGCCACCCCGACCATCGTCGTTGGCGACTACCTCACCCCGGCTGCCGACGGCACCTGGAAAGAGGGCAACGCCACCAACGGCTGGTTCCAGGTGGAGCAAGTCAACAACGCCAGCGGGCTTTGCGAAGCCCGCTTCACGTTCTGAGTCTGAGAGGAGGTGAACTAGCCAATGTCTGACATCACCAAGAACTTGGTGGACGCCTTCGGGCGTACTGCTGAGGACAAGCGCAAGGTCCGGGAACTGACCGAGCGTGCCAACCAGGAAGCTCGTGACTACTGGAGCGACCCGAACTGGCGTGCGGACTTCGCGGCTGAGCTGACGGAGAGCATCCTGCTCGGCTTCGAGTACGAGACGCTGGTCGACCGCTGGATCGACACCGAGACGACCGACTTCAACGGGCGAATCTTCGTCCGTGAGGCCACCGGTCTCAAGGCGTTCTACATGGCGCGAGGCGGCTACATCGAGGCAAGCTCGATGGTCGAGGAAGCGTCGGAGATCCCGCGCGACATGCTCGGTGTGCACGTCTGGGAGTTCGAGGACAAGTTCACGAACAACTTTGCCCAGTCGGCGCAGACCCTGCGTGATCTTGCTATCCAGCGCATGGACGCGGAGGTCAACCGTCGCGTTCACACCGTGCTGGAGCAGGCCATCCCCTCGGGGTCGCCGTACTACGTTGCCACGCCCGGTCTGTCGAAGGCCGCGCTCGACAACGCCATCCGTCAGGTCAACGACGCCACCACCACCGGCGAGGTCGTGATCGTAGGTCGTCCGAACATGGTCGACCAGATCGTGGACTTCGAGGGTTACGGCGTCGAGACCCTGGAGGAGATCCGCCAGCGCGGTGTCCTGGGCACCTACCGGGGCTGCACCATCGTCCGGCTCAAGAACTACAAGGACGAGGACGGCCTTCCGTACCTGCCCGGCAACGAGATGTGGGTCATGGCCCGCGACACCGGCAAGTTCGCGTTCTTCGGTGGACTCAAGTCCAAGGAGTACGAGGACCTGGACAACTGGTACTGGCACTATATTGCCAGAAGGGATACCGGTCTTCTGGTGCATCATCCCGAGCGGGCTCGCCTACTCGTGGACAGCAACCAGCAGCCGTAAGGCCAGCTCAGAACCGCCAGCGAGAGGGCGACTCCTTCGGGAGTCGCCCTCTTTGCTTTTTGTCATGGCACTATATCGCCAGTTGACAGTTCCGATGACCGTCCATATGTTCGGCTTCATGGCGTGGTCACGCGAACGAGGGGCCCACACTCAGCAGTGCATCGTCGAGGGCTGCGAAAGTGCGGCCGAGTACCCACGTCGGGTCTGTCGCCCTCACCGCAATCAGCAGGAGCTGGACCGACGCAAGGCCCGCATAGAGGCGAACAAGACCAA